CATATCTATACCATAGGCCCAGTCATCATCGGCTGAAGATCCACCAGCCCCGTATGACGATTCAATTCTCAGAGCCGTATCCGCGCCACCTCCTGCTGAGGAAGTATTACGAATATTGAGCCCATAAGAGGCTGTTGGGTCTGTGGCATCTTTGCGATTAAGTTCAAAGTCGGCCACTTGTAGAAGATCGGTCGCATCACCCGACATTTCCGCGTGAGCACGAAGGGCTACGACACTATCAGAGGTACTACCCGCGTCGCCAACAGCGGTAATTTGTGCCCCCCGGAGAGTGCCTGTCGCGTGCCCGTCATCGTTTTTGGCTTCGATGTCCGCGCCGGTCTGAACGATACCAGCAACACGGGAAGGTGCGGAGTTCTTGTACCTCACCTTGATTCCAGCGTCGTCAATGTTGCCGCTGACGTTGGCTACGGTGCGCTCCATATCAACGTACATACCGTAGGTCTTGGCACCAGAAGCCGTCCCCGTCACATCGCCCTCGACGGTCAGAAAGTAGTCGTATTCCGTATCCGCATCACGCGCACCCGAAACTAGAAAGTTGCCTTCAACGTCAATGGTCCCGTCGGTATCGTTGCTGATAAGCTCACCGTTCTCCATTGAGATGTCGCCAGTCGGGGCGACGATACCACCCATTGTGATGGTTCCGTCGGTCGTATTGGCGATATATTCCTCATTCTGGAGGCGGATGTCTGCTGTTGTAACGACAGCGGGATTCAGGTCGATACCATACGTCCAATCTGCATTGGCATCAGCACCACCTGCACCGGCAGAGGTTTCTAGCCGATAGCCTACGTCAGCACCTTGACCAGCCGAACTTGTGTTCCTGACGTTGATACCATACTCAGTAGTTGGCTCGGTCGCGTCTTTTCGGTTCAGTTCAAAATCCGCGACCTGGAGATTGGTAACATCGCCCGACATCTCAGCGTGTGCTCGTAAAGCGACGGCGGTATCCGTGGTAGAGCCAGCATCCCCAACCGCAGTGACTTGCGCCCCTCTGATAGTACCGGCGTGGTGGTCATCGTCTGTTTTCGACTCAGCATCTAGAGCATTCTGGACGATGCCCGCCGTTCGGCTGGTTGCACTGGTCTTGATCCGAAGCTTAGCCGCCGCATCGTCGATATTTCCACCCGTGTTATTCTCGGTGCGCTCCATACTCACGTATAGGCCATAAGTTTTCGCGTTGTTGGCTACACCAGTTGCGTCCCCTTCGATTGTGAGGAAGTAATCATAATTTGCGGTGCCATCACGTGCGCCCGCGATTGTCATATCACCTGTGACCGTTGTCGTATCACCCGCAGCATCTCCCAAGGCAGTATCACCAGTAACAGTAGCATTACCCGTTACGGTCAGATCGCCAGTCAGGTCCAGATCACTGTCAAAATCGACGCCATCAGCGTTCAACGTGCCATCGATATCCACATCACCGTCCACATCCAGATTGTGCTCGACGTGCACATTGCGGAATTTGGTCCATAACGTCTGGGCCTGGCTCGGGGCCACTATTGGAGTTGCCAGAATAATGAGCGCCAGCAGAGCCAGCACCGCCAAAAGGTATCTGAACTTCATGTTAATCTCCTATTTTTTAGAAAGTATTTTTCTAGAAGGGGAGAGTCGCCCCTCCCCTGATTAGTTGTTTATCCGTTCTATGTCGGTGTGCCATCGACCCACGATGCATTGTTGACATGGCGCGGTGTGCCGTTAGTCCTATCGGCCACCCCAACCCCAAACTCCATAAAGAGCATGAGATATTGGATTGGGGTTGTCGCATTCCCTGCGCGTGGGTCGGTCATCGCGATCACCTGCAGAGCGGATGAGCCTTTGTGTAGCCGCAGCCGCAACGGGTTGCGCTGGCTCAGACGACCATAGCTCTTGTAGCCAAAGCCATAGTATTGCGGCATCCCTCTGACTTCCCTCACTCGGAAATGGTTGATCACACCAATGTAATCCTGCACCGACACGCTCGCCCGGTCCTGCGTTGCGCCGTAAATGATGAGCGGGTTAGTCGTCGGTGTGTAGTTGGTCAGTGCCTCCACAGTATCGCGGTCGGACGGCCCAATGAGAAAGTCGAAAGGCGGTTCATGGCCGTGTTCGCGCAACTCATCATAAGCATCGGTGAAAACAGCATTGGTGAAGACACCGCCCTCGATGGGTACATAATGCTCATGAGTATTATCGAAGCTTGTGCCCTCAAAGGTCGGTGGCACGAAGTCCACGCTGGTTGAGCCTTCGTCAGTCGCGAAGCCCGGCGAGTAGCCAGAGCCCAGATGTTTGGCGCTGCCGGTCTCATCGTCGCGGTCAAGCAAACGTGTCAGGATATTCACCCGTCGCTTGTCGCGAGCATCTTTAATGGCGTCGGCAATATCGGCCTCGATTTGCACCATTCGCGCATCGCGCAGGTAATCCCAGGTCCAGCCAAGACCCCGGTCGTAAGCGAGCAAGGGTAGCATATGGCCTTCAGTATCCGCCCGTTGCGCCTCAGGACGCCCATACTCAGTATGCGTTTCAAAACCGTTGCTGGCCCCGACACGGTATTCCACTTCGGGATTGTCTTGGTAGCTGAATAGCTCGGCCATCCAGTCACCTGAGAATTCAGCATTCAGCGCAGCCAGGGCGGCGTTGATGCGGGAAACTACTTCCGCGTAGGTGGTGCCGTCCTGGAGTTTATAGTTTGCAAGTACATCAGCATCCCAGCCGGTCATCATGACCAAGCTGGATAGGTCTCTCGGTCCTATGTTAGCCATAGTAAATCTCCTATTTTGTCTTAAATCAGGTTTTCGCCTGATCTAGGTGAAGTCGATAATCTGAGGTTGCACAAAAAGCACGGTTGCCGTCTTAGCGTAGCCTACCACCAAGTCCGCAGTACCAGCCGACTCTCCTGGTTCTCCGGCATCGTCAGTAGCATAGATGAGTGCTCCAACAGTCGCACCCGCTAGGCATTTGACCGGACCAAATACTACCGCATCAAGCCAGGTAGTATCACTGCCATCTTGGAGTGCCACGGCCACGGTGAGTTGTGCCGAACTGGTATCGGTCGGATTCCACTTCCCATCGGATTGGAGCGTGATTAACTCCCCGGCATCGATTGCCGCGCCAGCCTGCACTTTTTGTACAATCGCCCCTTCCAAGGGCTTGATATGTTCATTAGTTGTGTCTCTTGTAGCAGCCATTGATTAACTCCTTTTCTGTAATCTAAAATTCTCTGGTTTGACAAATCGCGGATCAACGCCATAGCGGGCCGCGAATTCCTTAATGTCCTCTTCGCTCATCGTCGGCGTCTGGGTTCCGGTCCCGCCGGTGCCTTGCTGCGCATCGTTGCCAATAGTCGATTTCGGCAACGCAGCCAACACCACCTGGGCGTCGGCCTTGATTTCGTCTTCGGTTTCGCCTGCCAGTCGTGAGGCCAGTTCTTGTGGCAAGCCTACCTCAGTGGCAATCTTGGATTTGAGAGCGTCCAGCTCTAGGCATTTCGCTTGCATCTCAGCCGCCTCGCGTTTGGTAAGTTCCTCTTCGTAAAGCTCTTTATATTTGCCTTGCTCCTCCGCCGCTTTGCGTGTTGCAATTTCGGCGTCGGTTTCGGCCTGCTTTTTGGCTTTGCGATGTGAGGCATTCTCGCCGCGCAATTCCTTAATGAGCGTTTGCGCCCAATCGGGTAGGGCGTCTACAGTCTCTGGTTGTTGACCCGATTGAAGATCGGAAAGCGCGCCTTTGGTCCCGCCTTCGGCCGTCGTTTCCGTCTCAGTTCCAGCGTCCTGCGCTGGCATAGTTTCGGCGTCCTGCGCCGGTTCTGGCGGAGTTTCCCCCGCGCCATTCGTATCTGAAAGATATCGCTTGATTAACATTTCTCGACCTCCTGGGTCTTGGGCACCTGGCCCAAATAGAATAAAAAAAGCGGCCCATTCCTGAGCCGCTGCTTTCGCGGTAGCTCTCTCAGAAATGGGCCGCTGGTTTCCCGGTGGCTATTTGGTTGTTAGAAAATCCCTACTATTTTAGAAATATCACCGCTGCCAATATCCCAATGAGAAGAGACATGAGGCAAAGATAAATCACAAGAGAAAATGATATCATCTTCCTAAAAAGATGACGCTGAATCTTGTTTATGTCTTCTACATTCTCGATATACAGAGAATGAGAGCCAAAGAAGATTAAATGTATCCCTTTGACGACAATACTCCGATCACCCAAGTCCGCTTTATCGATTTTAGCATGAGTGATAGCCTCAAGATTCAGAAGCGTGCCATCGTTCAATTCAATGAGTTTCATTACGTCCTCGAACTGTAACATTCGTTCATTATCGCATCCTCAACTTGTGCTTGGGTATGATGCTACGCTCCATACCTAGGTAATCCTCCAACGCTCCCAGCGCGATAATGAGTGCTTGGCGCAGGGTCATCAAGCAGAGCTTAGTTCTATCACTCATTATACCATGCTTGCCATCGTCGTTCAATAGCCTACTTTTCCTTACCCGTCGCTTTCTCAAAGCGGATGTATTTTATATTATGTTTCTTGAGCCAATCGCGCGCTTCATCCGGTGTAAATGAATCGATTGAAAAACGATATGTCTGGATAGTCATAGTACTCTGACCTTTCAATCGACCCATGATTGCTCGCACGCCTTGCCCAAGTGGCTTACTTCTAAAACTGTCAGGCTGAAAACGCCCAATATCGCGCACTCTGGCAGCATGTTCATTGGCATATGGCATTTTTATCTCCTACTCAATGCGCTGGCCGGGTGGATTTCCATTCGCTCGTGCGCTTTCCAATTTCGCAATTTGGTACGTAAATTCTTAATTTCTTGCGTATCGGCATTCCTGATGCGGATATCGGGTGTTTGGCCCAAATCAGCTAATCGCTTTTTGATCTTGTCCATATGCGCCTGTGCTTCATCCCGCGCTTTCAACTCGGATCGCGCCGCGTCTTGCATTGCACGAGTGAGTTCATCGTCTTTTTTCTGATTAGGGACAAGCGCAACTGCTGTTCGACAGTACCAATGGAAAGGCGGCGCATGCACTTTGTCAGCATAACGTGGCGTGCCTATCAAGATAAAATCTCCATCAACAGTCGTAGTCTGCCCATGCACGCGCAAACAGCAATCCGTAGTGCGCTCATCAATTGCCGCGATTGCCTGTCGCAAATATTCATCTTGTGCATCAGCCTGAACTAATGCCTGTGTCGTTGCCCGCTTGTGGCCCTCGATTGCTAATAGCGCTGTATAGCGTGCCGAATCGCGCATTACTGGGGCAGGGGAGAGCAAGCCCATGCGCATCTTGTCTCCGATTAACATACTTTCATCACGAGTTGCCGCTATCACCCGCGCCGCATCGATTTGCGCATCCACGATACTGAGTATAGCAGATAATGCAGATTGAGTTTCCCGCTCCAAAGTGACAATTGCAATCGGTAAATTGTAAACGGATAGTTCCCGCTCAGCCTGGAAATTACCGAGATTCACAGCATTGTAATAAGTAGCCCGCAACGCGGTTTCAATTGCCATTCTCAGATTAAATAGAATCTCTTCCACTGCCTGCGGATTGGCTATATTGCCTCGAAGTGCCCGCCGTGCCTGACGGTATGCACTCAGTATCGCTCCACGCGGATGCTCAGCCGTGCCAAGGCGGGCGAAGAGGCGATATAATTCTTTCGTTGTGCGGCTTGCCAATTTCACTGCCTGGGTGTGTTCGTCAGGCATTTTCTCCCATTCCTATCATGGCCATCCCCACGCTGGCTTGGAATTCTGAACTATTCGCCATATCCTCAATTTGCTCTTCAGTATAGCCCAGTTCGCGCCACCTCTGCTCAGTCGGGATTCTCCCCGCGTCCCACTTGATTTGGCGTGTTTCCATTTCCGCCTTCTCGTCTGCCGTTTCCGGTGGCTCCCACGTGAAGCTTAATTCCCCCTCTAATTCTTCCCCGCGATAGAGTTTGTGCAGCTTACGACCCATGTCGAAGCACTTGTCCCACGCGCCACCAAATTTAGCTTGCTTATTTTCAATCTGAGCCACCAGACTAGCTTCCATAATGCGTAAGGCAATCCCCGATGGGGGTTGACTAGCACGATCAAGCACAAACAGGGGCCAACCTTTGATTACTGCCAGGATATGAAGCCAAGACAATACGCCGGATTGAAACAACTTTTGCAAATCCGCTGGCTCAATACGCCCCATTTTGCCCTCACTAGCTAACCGAAACATTTGCCCCGGTCCATAGCCGGGAACGTAGGCATCGCCGTCACTATTAATCGGCAAATCAATCCCAGCCCCCCATAAGATGGGCCAGGCATGTTGATCCACAGATTCGTCAAAGCTGCCTAGGGAATGGTTGAGAAGCTTTTGCAGCACCACCACGTCAGCAAGCTCAGAGCCGCCGGGATTTTCGAAGGGGATAACGGGAATTCCGAGAGGTTCCCCCGCTCGATCCAACCACGGTTGCGGGTTTTGCGTTATCTGCCCCTTAGTGCTTTCGGCCACTTCCTGAGCACTCAGTACCCGCCAACCGCTCGCCTGCCGATTGTCATACTCAAAGCGTTCAATTCTATCATCCAAGTACAGAGTTAGGCGTGTCTTACCAGTCACCCCCAATGTCGCCGGGTCCCACAATTGCCAACGTTTGGAGGCATACAATAGATTCCCGTCATTATCGTAATGGAAGCGCACCAGGCCGGTAGCACCATCGTATATCAAATTTGGCGTGTAGGTCGGTTTTTCGCCATCCCAGCCGACGATGACGGCTACACTGCCATCTTTAAGCGCCGCCTCGTATACGTCCTTTTGCTTACTCTCCAATTGGAGCGTATTCCACCAATCGGTCACGGTGCCGGCGTAGCTATCCGCGTCGGGGTCTGCGGGTGCAATACCATTAGATTTGAGCATCAAGCGGTCGCCGGGCACAGCCACCACTCGCTTGCAAATGTTGCCAAAGGACTCAGTATCAAGACCGTCGCCGCGCCCCGTGAGATATTCCTTTTGGCGGTCCGAGAGTTCCACGCCTTGCTCACCTTCGTAGAAATCGCGATAGGCTGCAATCGCGTCCTCTTCCTCGGATTGTGCCGCGACGGCTGCGCGCAGGTATGAGATTCTTAGTTCGTCGTCATAGTTGATTGGCAAGATTATCTCCGATACCTCATCACATCTAGCACTTGTTTCGGTTTCATTGCCAATGTTGCCAACACATAGCTATCTGCTAAATCGTCCATTTCTCCTTCTGGCGCTCTGAGTGTACTTCCCTCGATACTTGCCAACTGAGTATAGGTGTCAAATGAATGAATAATTGTTTCCCCATCTCGGAAAGCGTCGGCGCCTGCGTCGTACATTAGAGCCTTGCCTTTCGTTGTGCTGTGCCACCCCTCGCGTCTATCGTGGCCTGGTAGCCGCTTGAGAAGGGAATTATCACGTAGCCAGAGCAAAACAGCATGGCCGTGGTTGTTGCGCTCCACCATCAGGGCGGCACGATTGTAATATGTACCAATCACATCCGCGTGCGCTGCCAGCGTTGATGGTTGGAATTTTCCCCGCAACTTTGCAACTTCTTCCCCCGTGTCAATGTCCAGCACCGTCAACGCGCTATCGTCACTTGTCGGGTTGCCCTCTGCCGGGTCCGCGCCTATCCCGTAGGTATGCCCCGCCTCTGGTTCTCGATAGATTGTCAGCCCTGGTATAGCAGGTGAGCCCGGAGGTTCAATCGGTTCTTGCTCTATGTAGCATTGCTCCAACCAGGCGGGTGCAATTCGTTTATCAAGTGTTCTGGCCGAAAGTGCCTCCGTATCAGTCGCCGGGTATTGCTCATGCAAATCGTCCAGTGAGCCCGTCCGGTGCAAGATGTCCGCTGTTTGCGCCTCGTACCACTCAGTATCACGCTCGGGTCTGGCCTGCCAAGGTAAGAAAATCGCTACCCAGTCATTCAACTTCTGTTTGGCCGCCCGATAGATATTTTTGAATTCACTTTGCGGCTTGCTCTTCTCACTTCTACTAAGTAAGATCATCCGCCCGCCCGCGTCGATGGTTGGTTTTACAGACCGCATCAGCCGCCCCAGATCGGGTATCAAATCGGCCTCGTCCACAATTGCCAGACTGGCCGTGTAACTGTCCCCCGCCGTGGTTGGAAACGCTCGCGCCACGCTTCCATTACTGAGTTGAAACTCGTGGTCGTTGTCTTCAATAATCGCCCTGGCTTGCATCCATCGAGGGAGACGTCTGTACATTCCCTTTAATCTATCACTCAGCAAGTGCACTGATTCGTCATCGCGCCGACTGAAAAGCAAGATAGTCGATGCGGGCCTGAACAACATTAACCACAACGCAAACGCCAACACCAGCCACGTCATTCCCAATTGTCTGGCTTTCAAAATGACTATTAGCAGATTGTTAAGGATCGTGATAAGTGCTTTGGCCTGTAATGGCCACAAGCGAAAATCAATCCAATCGCGTTCTATCGCGTCATAAATGCGACAATAGTTATCAACAAAATAGATTGGCGATTCGGAGCACTTGAGCCATTCAACCGTTTCATTCGTCATCGTCCTCCCCGAATCGCTCTCGCTGCCACTCTTCTAGCTCCGCCTTAGCCTGAGCAAATTCATCAGAAGTGATATTCACCGTTTGCAGACTGCCGGATAGGTCTATCGCTTGAGGAGGCATACCATCGATGCGGCTATAGAGCCACTTCACAAGAGAAAGCCATGTACTGGCGTCAATTTCCTCCCTGCGCCCGTCTGGGAATTCAACATATCCCTCAGCGGTCGCCTGCCAGATTAATTGGGCGACCAACCGCTTGCGGGCCATGCCTTTGCCAGCGATTTGAACAGATTTGCTGCCCGCTCTACTGAGTATATCTGTCAGGCCGAAGCCTTTTTTTGGCCGCCCGTTAGGGTTGCCGCTCTCGCCCGGTTTCCAGGCCACGATTTAGCTTCTCCCGTAGTTGCTCAATCTGCTTGCTGTTGCGTGAGTCCTCTAAAATGCGCAATAAGTGCAATAGCTTTTCTTCCTCAGACAGATATTGCCACCACGTAAACAAATATTCTGCCGTGATCCAGATGCGGTGAAGGCGCTCTTTGTCGCTCATATGAGCCCCGTGAGCCAGGCAGTTACGACCGCTATAAGCACCATCACAGCCAGCCCGCCCACGTATTTGAGCACAGACTGAAAATGCTCTACGCGAATGATGCGCTTATCTTGACCATCCACCATCGCCTCTAGCTCCTTGACAGAATGCATCTTGCTATCAAAACGGTCCTTGCGCACCATGTTGGAGGAGAGGGAATTGAGAGCGTCTTTGATCTCCCCTAGCTGGTCCTCGACAACCTGAAATCTGCTCTCCACAAACTCTCGAAGTGGCACGTCATTTGACATAATTTATTGTCGCTTGACGAAGTACCAAAATCGCTTGGTGGTCTCGCCGGGAGCTAGTCCAAGAGACGCGCCAAACACGAGCACGACGGTCAAGACCTGCGGCAGCCAGACAGGGAGCGACGGGACAAGGCCCTCCAGAAGAGAGAGATTTGTCACGAGCAAATAAGCCAGCACTGCCCATCCAGCCGCGCCGACTTTCAGCCACTTCTCATCGACCGGCCAAAAGTACCGGACGATGGCAATCAACATGGCCCCTACAACCGCGAGAGAAATTCCGTACACGATAGGGTCAGACATTTTTTGCCTCCTGGTTAATCTGTTAACCACTCAGTATCGCTTCTGGATTTCGTGTGTAATAACCTTTATTATCCATACCAATAGGATTATATAGGTTATAAAGGTCTGAGTAGTCTATTACCCTCTCAAAACAAAAAGGATAGACCGTGGTCTACCCCTATTGTATCATACACCCATTAAGAATTTCTTAATTAACATAACCTCTGAATTAGCATAAAAAAAAGCCCCCGAAGGGGCTTAATTCTGGCGCGGCGGCCTAGATGCATTTTGATGCGAAGCGTCCCATTTTACCGGTAAGCTGTCGCATCTCTGCAACTACCGTTTCATGGACTGAGGGGCTGTTATGGCGCATCTTGCTTAAGTGCGCCTTGACCAAATTGATGGCTTCTTTCTCCTCGATTTCGGCATATCCGCTGGGTGATGGATCGCCTACTTGACCCTCAAAGAACTTGTGAAGGTCAATACCTGAGCAGAAGCCCGTCTTGTCTCGTAGGTCGTACAATGTCTGTGCTTTCATTTTCTTATCCTTCCCGCCTATCGCCCGGCGGGTGGGCGCTAGTGCTACTTCTCCAACTCGCCACGTAGCTGTGAGACGATGTGCTCCACTATTGCACGCTCTAGCACAATCTCCCCATCCTCGCCACGGACGGGAAACTCGGCATAATCAAGCATCGCCTGATTATATCCGAGCATCATGAGCTTGTGGTCGCGCTCACTGCCCTGGGCTGCCACGCGCAGGCCGAAATCGATGGCCTGGATCCGGCTATTGTGCTCATTGGGATCGAGCAGCAGATAGCCGCATACCTCTTCAAGAAGCCTATCGCGGGCCTCAGTCGGGCCGAGATTAGTGTAGCCTGGTCGGGACATATCTTTCTCCTTGCCGGGATTAAGGCTCCCGGCGGGCCTAATGGTTTGCAATCGCCTTACCCACAGCATCGCTCACGAGAGAGAAATCTGGGAGATATGCGAAAGCCAAGTTTGCAATTTCTTGCGGGTCATCGCGGTGGGTGCTGTGGATGACCACGTCTTGGTAAATCCGTCCATCTGAGTGCAACATCTCGTGCCGTGTCCACTCTAGGCGGCATTCCCCATTACGCTCTTTGCGCTTAAGCCAAGTGCGCAACTCATCGCCACTGTCGTCAACTGGCACACCCACCACCGCGTAGTCTTCGTCTCCCCATGCCATTCTGTCGCGTTTCATTTTTTATCCTATTTCTGGGGATTGTTTACGTACATCTCTTTTTCAGCGTCGCTCAACTCGGTCAGTCGTCGGTACTCGGCCAGCGGATCACCCGTCTTGCGGCGGGGGCTGTAGACGCTAGCCTCGTATTGCCCGACATCGTGATCCTCGTCAGGCATTTCGGCATCGCTCCTGCTATTCCACTCTTTCAAGATTGCCTCAAATTTGGCCTGCGCCTCTGGGCTTGAGAACTGGATTGGGCGGCATCCGAGTATCGCGCTATAGACTGCCTCAGCCTTATCATCGTATTCTTTCTTTAGCTCTGCCTTCAACCACTCGTTTGCTGTCATTTCCGTTCACCTCTCCTTTTCTTAATACCATTGTACCACAACCGGGTACACTTGTCAAGTGTTTGGCCGAAATTGACCATATTTTGGTAGATTTCTCAGCCAAATTCATGGAACAAAAAAGCCGCCCGAAGGCGGCTAACTCATTTCCCATTCTCTCCCATCTTGCACCGTTCCAGCTTGCACCACTTCCCCTCATCGTCACAATAAATACTGAGTACACGGGAAAGACCTGTCATAAGAAACCACGCACCTGGTCGGGTCAGTCCCGTCAAGTCCATTATATCTCTAGTTGTTAATCTTGCGCCAAACGCGAGCAGCCACGCCACTAATCCCGCCCGCTCTTGCGCCGTCAAGTCGGTCTGCATTTTATACTCAGTATAAGTGTCCTATCAGCATCCCCAAAACGATAATCGCCACTACCACCGGCAACAACAAGGCTATTGTCTTACTCATGTTCCCGGCGCTCCTTTCTCGATTTCGACGGCTATAGTCGCTCCGCAATCTTCACATTGCAAAGTGATCTGTATGAAATCGCCTTTATCTTCTCTGCTGATTTCCTTCATCTTGCCGTTGCAGTTGTAGCAAGTGTCAGTATATTTGGCCATGTTCTTCTCCTCCAGATTTTCTCGGTGCCCCCTGCGACTTGGGGCAAATCGGCACGCCGTGATTGTCAAGGACATATTCGGCCCAGGCTGCTTGCTCCAGTTTCACCTTGAAGAAATATTCTCCCAAGTGGACCAATCCACCCCACGTCTTAATACCGTGTTGCGTAAGCAGGTCTTCAATGTATCCAGCGGACCACCCCCTGCCAATCGCTTTGTCATTGGGAATATAGAATGTCCACACATCAGGGTTGAATGGGCCTCCCTCTACCACATCCTCCAATAGCGCCACCGTCGGCGTGATCCAATCGAAGATAGATAAAAATTCAAAGAGTTTACGCATTTTATCCCTGGTGTAAGGTGTAAACGTGCTTTACACCCGCTTACACTATACCTTTACACCTTACACCCTACTTAAACCTACTTAAAATCCGCTTGACTTCATTATTCTGGTTGCCACCCTTAGAGCCAAAAACAGCCTCAGCGATTGCCGAAACACTCTTACCCTCTTCCTTCATACTCAGTATTCGCTGCTCGATTTCGCTCAATTCGGGCTCTGGCAATTCCAAGCTAGGCTTGCTGACTGTCCAGGTTTGTCCATTAAACTCGCCTGGTAGAATGGTCGGGATCGTCTCCGTGTGATCATCATACTTGATCTTGATGATTGCTGAGCGTTCACCAGTCACCTGATTGTAGTTAATTTTGACGATTACCAGACCATCCTTCAAATCTCCCCGACCGGACAACTTTAGAGGCTCCACCCGCTCGGAATGAGATCCCAGCCAAAGATGAACATTGGCTTTCCTCGCCTCGGTGAGCAATCGCCGGAAACATTTCGCCGCGTTGGGACACTCATCAGCAATCGCCATCCATTCATCGACGACGACAGTGATTAGCCTATGCCCTTCCTCTTCGACCAGCCCGTCGCCAATCTCCCCATATCGTCTTTCCATCAGAGCGACAAATCCATCAAGTGCCCTGGAGATTTCTGCATGATCCGAACCACGACCAATAACCTCGGCAGGCCACGTAGTAGGCCCCGCATGGGGGTCGATTACAACCACTTTCCCCAAGTGAGCGCGCTCAGTGACCATCCATTTTAAAAGAGTTGTCTTTCCTGCATCGGAAGCACCGACAATCAAGCCACGCTTGACTGGTCTTAGAAATGAAAGCAAATCCACCGGCTGCACCGCGTCGAGCAAATTCTGTCCCGCGGTGATTGCACCTCGATTAGCCGTCGCGTGGAACGAGTGATACAACGCCCACGTTTGGATTTCGGCCTCGGTTGGTAGCTGCCCCTCTGCGATTAGCACCCGCGAATCCAACGTCAAGTTGCGGTATCGCCCGTTGCTCTCATGCACCCAAATTTGCTGGTTGACTGGTGCCGTGATTGTCGTAATCGCCGCCTCGTGTTCTGCCTTATGCCGCGCCGCTCTCATACTCAGTATGGTCTCCGCGCCAAACCAAACACCATATGCGACGACGACAATCCCCCCGATACTGAGTATCACGAGCATAACGTGAGACAGAACCACGCCCAATCTGAGCATATCCGAGATTGTCTCCCTCAGCATATCCGGCACGAGGATAAGAGCCAGGCAGGCGAAAATGGATAGCAGACCTAGAATGATAGATATGATACTTGCTCTCATAACAGCCATGCTAACCTCGACCAAAAACCTAAACGTTTTTTGCGCTTTCTAGGCTTCAATTTCCCAATCCACTGACCCAGCCGCACCGAAGATTCCAATACAACAACTAAAATCTGGAGCAAAATCAAGAATGCCTGCGCGATCTTCTGGAGGGTCACACCATCCACGTCATCCGATTTGAGCTTAATCTGTATTAGAATTTCGTCACGGAGTACCCAGGTACTCATTATTGCCTATCCCGCCCCGGATGCGCCTTTTGGCTCCAATACAGTATATTTCGCGTCATACTCGATCCAACGATTTGGATTAGCTGGATCACGCTTGATATGTTTTGTGCCAGAAAGCCCGTGCTTCTCGCACAGCATGCGATAGTGCTCATCGGGTGATACAAGATATCCATCTTTGAGTTTAATTCGTATTGTCATCTCCCTCATCCCCCTCGATACGAAACAAATCATTCATATCTCAGTCCCTTTCGGTGATCCACGTGATACCAATATGTCGTGTTCACCTCCCTTTGCTCCTTTCATAATCCGAGATTGTCAAGCGCACTTGCTATATCTTCGGGCTCCTCCGACATCTCGTTGTGATTCCCGCTACTCAGTATCACGCCTCCTTGCCCGATTTTACGCTCCAAGGCCAGCACAGCCTGGTAGACGTCGCCCAGAGTAATCTCGTGCGCTAGATAGCTTGAGAGAGCCTCACGGATGGCTTTCGATTTGCCACGCTTAGGCAAATTGTCAAGCCAGCGTGCCAAGGCAGGATACTCAGTGTCGTCAAACGTAAACGTTTCAGTCCTTTTCGCCATATCTTCCTTCTAGTATTACTTGGCTATACTACTCAGTATTACTGCTGGATAAAAGCCAGCACCTCCAGCACTGCCAAGCACACGGCGCGTTCCTCGGTATCGGCGTAGGTATGCCCGATTACGCTGCGCTTGGGGATTACTCTGAATTCGATTGGCTCGATAGGGTGATTTGTATTCGTCAACCGATACCACCATTTGCGGCGTCTCAATTCCGCCTTGACTAGCGCGCAGGCGGCAGGGTCGTTAAGTGGGTTAAAATCGTGATAGGTAATGGCCCCGGTAACACCAATAGTATCATTCGCACGCCGAAACCAGACGGTACCCGTTATCCCTTCAAATGAATAAAGGCCAATTATCTGTTTATCATCGGTAAACTGCCAACCCATAAACTCAGCAAGCCATTCGATTATTTCTTGATCAGTCATGATTTCCCTCCTAATCGTTGCGCAAACTTCCAATACCCGCTAGCATTCGCAAACACGGGGTCCTCCACCACGCGAGCATGGCGGAAACGTTTCTTAATCACCGGGCCTAGGAGAAGCGCACCGCCACCACTCACGAGGATGGCAGATAAAGAAGCGCCCGCGTTCCACAACTGAGTAGCCTGCGCCACAATCTGCGCGGCCATCGGTTCGAGGGCGGCATCCACGACCGGCCCCAAATCCACCTTCCCATCGTAATAGGCCACGGAGCGCGCTATCATTGCCTCGATAACCTGATGGTCTCTCAGCACCAGGTCGGGGCAGTGATTGCTCAGATAATCCCGTACCATCCGCGCCGCGTCCCACGAGCCAACGTTGACAGAGGCAGTCTCACGAGCGATTTCTGCCAAGCGATTGACAGATAAGAGATTTGTCGTTTTCCCGCCAACGTCCACAATGCCGATTTTCCCCGTCGCCAACTCAGTATCAGCAACACGACCGCGATTATCCAGGGCCAGGGACAGAAGGCTTCCGAACGGCTGTGGGATTACGCGGCAATCCCCAACCCTGAAGACCTGCGAACGGCGCCCCTCACGGGCTGCGCGGTGCTCGCCGAGGAGAAGATCCCGCAGCTTATCCTTGTCGCCATAGTAGGCCACGGGCAAGCCGGTTACGACCGTGAGCTCGCACGAAGTGGCCGTGGTAAGCTCGGTGAAAGTCGCCAGCACCAGGCGATAGTATTCAGCACTCGTAATCCAATCCCTATCCTCCCATCTCGGAGCAAACCGCGATTGCTCTACCGCGCCCTGGCCAACGAGGAAGGTGCCGTCAGCCAAGTTGAGAATAATGTCATTCTCCCCCGCGCCATCGAGGGAAAATCTAGCCCGGTCCGGCGTGCCGACAACGCTAGGGAAGGTCACGCGCCGGTCGTTGCCAATCGCTTTCACGGCACTATACCCTACGTCGAGTCCTGTGTTCATGCTTTCAGTTGCTCCAATCTTGCCCTAATCTTCGCCTTGTCCTCTGCGCTCAAATCAGGATTTTCCAACGCCTCTTGTAGCATGGATTCGGGAATCAAATCCATCACGTCGTCGTTCCATTCGTAGCGATACTCTTTCATTTTCGTTAGCCTCCTTTTAATCAACAGCATCCGCGAAGGCGATTGCCATCCGCTTAGCATCTTCTAACGTTTTTGCCTCGAATCCAACGGGCAGTCTCAAATCTTCCTCCGGGTGCTCTTCCAGATACTCATCTGTCCAGCCAGACGTAGCACACAGATGGTTCTCGCTGGTCACCACATCCCCAATACCAAAGCCACAAAGGGCTCGATGTGACCAGCCATACCATTTCTGATTGGTCTCGGAAAAGCCGATAGTGCATGTCCGCCCTCTGCCGCCGTTTGCCTCCAGATCGCATGATCGGGGCTCCGGCTTGATACCCCGTTTCTTGCACAGTCTATAGGCCATCACAGGGTCGCCGATATAATGCCCCTCTGGTATCGTATATGCTGACTTGATCTCGAAATCGTCACACTCGAACTCTGAGCCATCAATCAACTCAGTATGTACCTCATACCCCGCTTTGTAGTATCTGATCTTCAACACTTGCTTTACTGACATCTTAGCCTCCTTTCAGGCTTAAACTTTTTCTACACTTCCAGCACTTGCCGGATTTGTCACTCGTAAGTCGCCCACAGTGGGGACATTTGATTAACGCCATCACGCCCACTCCTCATACCAGCCTATCTCTACATCCTATCCTGCATGTCCGCTATCGCTTCCTCGATTGACAAATCATTCTCCACCGCCCACAAGTCAATCACGTCCCAGGGGAGCTTAGTACAGCCTGCGAAACAACCACACAAGTCACGCTTGGCATCAATCCAAAACGAGGGATTTTTATCATCATGATATGGACATCTCGTGACGTACCAACCATCACCCGATTTCTTAGCATCGGGGAAGAAGTCCAGAATTGGATAACTTCGTTTAATCCTCGACACTAAATCACCCCGCCCATTGCCCCGGATAGGCTTGGGCTTGGCAATCTGGACTATGCTAGGAATGTCCAGAATATCACCAATGCCGTCTACACTCAGTATCGGTGTGGACTTGTCCAGGGCAGTATAGGCAGTCCCCGATGGGTGAATGCTCGGCGGCACCAAAACGTATCCCCCACCTGCTTTGACATCTATTCCTGGTAACATGAATCCGCTGACAGGATTTTTTAGAAAAAAGTAGCAATGCACGCCGCGCGTTGTGAGTACTGAGTATGTGGCTGGTAAGCTACTGTCTTTTTGCCAGTCATTGTAAACAATGAAGTCATCAAAGTCTACCACCACTAGATTTTGCCAGCCGGTGATAATGGCCAAATTATGGCGGGTTGAAAACCAACGCTTTATCTCTTCCTCCGTTGGCAATCGTTTCTGATATGGTTCCCAGGTGTGTTTGGGTTTTCCATTGTCCAGATAAATCAGATTGCCATCTTCATCATACTTGAGAGGCAATAAATTAGCATCGGGTCTTTTATTCTTGTACAGAATTGGAATAGGCGCAATTCCTTGATGCAACCAATCTAGTGCTGTTGAGAGAATGTCAAGCATTTGTCACATTCCTGTTACATTTCTGTAAAACAACATTTTATGGTAAAGCAGATTAGTATTGTAATACCAATGTAGCTACAATTGTGAATATTCTAGTAATTTGCTATCTGTCATTTTGTTTGTCATAATCATTGAAATATCTATGATAATCTACCATTTTGGCCTTTCTCTATGACACATATGACACATATGACAGATAATGCCTATTAAAGTATTCCCTCCCCCCCCCTATAGTACTAAAGTATTAGTACATTATATAATAGGAATAACTGTCATTATCTGTCATCTGTCATTTTCCTTGTCATAATCACGGTATTAATGATTTCCTGCGAATGCCTTTGTAGCCACGTGCTGTAGTCGTTCTGTGCTTTTCCACGTTCAGTTTCTTCATCGTCGCCGCGATGCGTCTTGACATTCCAATACTGCTTTCGCGAATGCCAGCATCTTGCAGCATAGAGAGAATATCCGTTGCGGGTGAAAAATCGAATGGATTGTGAGTAATATCGAAATGCTCCTTGATTAAATCCTCAACCGGGTCCTGAATTTCGTATTCTTGGTTAATCTTTGCCTGTTGTTTCGCCTCATCTGCCGTCAAGTGCCACTGTTCACCATCAAAGTAGGCTTGCTGAGCCTCCGCCCACACCATGTTGACATCCACGTCGGTTGAATAATTCCAGTCAATCTTGGTGAGAGAACAGATATTGAATCGCCTGTTACCGGTCGGATCACTCAAGACTCCGCCTTCGTCGTTGAACGTGCCGATGAAACTAGCCAACGCTGGCTTATCCATTGCGTGCTTTCCCCACGGTTTGCGCACCGTGACAAGCTCTATGGTGAGAAAGAATTTCAGCGCCTCTCGGTCTGTTTTACGTGTCGTTGCTCCTAATTCTCCCACTTCCCACACCCACTTGGTAGCTAAACTGATAAGACTATCCTTGTCGTCGGGGCTGATCGGGGCCTCGACGTACAAGCCAGAGATGGGACAGAGCCACTTGACAAAATATGACTTACCTACGTTTTGCGGTCCCTCCAGCACGAGCATCATATTTTGATAGCCCGTGTGAGCTTTGGCCACTGCCCCAATCAGCCAGCGACGCAGGTAAATGTGAAACATGTTATGCTTGTCCTCGAAGTATGTCGCCAATTGACTGATGTAATTCCCCCCGTCCCAGGTGAGCCCACCTAAATAGTCCTTGACGGGATGAAAGCTGTTACCCCTTGCCTCTGCGATATAAGCATCTTCAAACGCTCTAATGCGCTTCGTGTAAATCGCTTTCTTGTCTCGCATCCTGACGCGGATTTCGGCGGCCAGGGCGTCATTCAGACGTTCCCCGCTCACGTAAATGCTATCATCTCTGAGATCCATTCTGAACGTGTACCCCAGGCCGGCGAGTTCTTTAATGTAATCTGCCGAAGTCAACCGGCTGTTTTTGGGGGTAACGATAGTAGTCTTTTGCGTGGTCGTGGTCGCCATAGGGGCCTCGGATTTTAAGGTGCTATTTTCAAAGCGTTGGATACTCACGTATTCTTTGACTGTCACTCATGCCGGGAATGAGATTAGTTTTCCAGTAAATCTTACACTTGGCTGCATGAGCTTGATTGTAAAGATGCACAATATCAGGAATTGGCGGTCGGTATTCTGGCGTCTGGCTCGATTTCGAGGCACCACCCATTACAACCCAGTCAAATACGTCAAGATTAGGGAATGTCAAGCATTCCATCATTGGTTCACAAGACAACCAACAAATGCCATCGAATCCCGATGCTTTGATTTTGCTGAATGCCTCTTCTGCCTGCTCTACTCTATGTTGTCTATCAACAGTTGTTCCAAGCCAGACATTAGGCGGGTAGACAAACTCAGCCATGCGGATGGGGAATTTGGTTAGTAGCAGGAAATTCCATTGTGGGTTAGTAGCGATGGTTCTTAGAGTTGCGTTAATCCATTCCTCTGGTACCCAATCGCCGAAAAGGTCTGCCATACTGCAAACGAAAACACCTCGATAACCGATATCGTCTTGCCAACGAGGAGAGGGTACTTTCGTATTTGTTGGTGCCGTCAATCGACTGGGCTTGAACGTCGGTTGAAAATGTTGCGGGTAGAACCGATTGGCAATATCGCGAGCATAGCAATAAGGGCAATTGTTAAGACATCCCGTGACTGGGTTCCAAGACCAAAGCGCCCATTCGATGTTTTCATTGACTTGGTTCATCGGTTTCGTGTTAAGATTGGGTTGTGTCAAGATGCGTTGACATTCGTCTTCACTGAGTTTTTGCCACTCATCAAGCGTGATCCAATCCTTTTCAAGTTCGGCTTGTTTGCGTTGTACTTCGGCCTCTACAATTTTGGCGGTGATATTTCGGCCATCAGTGTTAGCTATGACACGTTGCCAAACTTCAGCCCGCAATTCGGGTTTTTCCAATTTGGTGAGTGGGCGGATATGGGTTTCACGAGTGGGAAGCTCAACTTTAGTAGAGCTTTTATCAACTAAGGTTGATGTTAGTTGAGCCAAGATTTCACAAGCTATAATGATTTGATGGGCTCTTTGAAAACTCATTTCCCACCGTTCTTGTATGTATCGCTCCCAGGTACAACCCGACTCGAAGGCAATGTACCATTTATTATCACGTATTAATTTGAGTTTTGCTCCCCACACCTCAAATTTGTGACGATCTGCCCGCTCCATGTCCTGTTCAGCAAGAGCCAATTGTTCTTTTACTGCGTCCATCGCTTGGATTTCTTCTTGTGTGAATATGTCCATCTTATTCTCCTATAAAAGCAACGGTTGTAATCGGCTATTTGCGGATTGTACTTCGTTCAATCGCTCAATGATTGCTAGTCCTCTCTCCGAGGCTAAAGGTACAAATTCTTTGCCGGGGATAGGGCAATCTTTCCAGTTAGTGCCAAAAAGAAAAGTCCATTGCCATTTGTCTTGTGGTTCTCTCACAAACCACACTTTTTTGTTAATCCTAGCTAAATAGTCAATCATGCAGCGATTTGCGCGTTTGGCTCTTTTAATCGCTGTAGCTGAGAAGTGAATGAGAATATCTAACTGCTCATATCGCTTGGTTTTACTAGTCTGTTCCAAAACTTCGAATTCTGTGATTGGCTCTCCATTCGGATCTGCGTAAATCAAACCCGTTCGTTTTTGCCCTCTCTTGTTTAGATAATCTTTCATAATGTCTCTATGGTCGCCATAGTGAATCTTGACATTAGGATAGAAGGCAAGAGCACGTTGCAATCTTTCGTAATGCGTCCTCTGGTTTTCAATGAATACCGCTCTATAGTTGACTGATAGCTCAAATGCTTTTTCGAGGAAGATGATAGGACTTCCCAAAATGAAACTATCTAAACTGGTTGCAGGACCAGCGTTGATGTCAAAGTAATATACCTGAGGTTCCAGATAATCACATCGGCTTGTAATTCCTGTATAGATTGGAAAGAGCATACTGAGTATATATGCTAAATCACATTGTTTTGATAGCGTATGCTCCGAGTACCCATAGTTATTATCGTTTGGCAATTTTATCTCCTATCTTGGTTTCCTCTGCACGAGCACTATCTCGAAGTCAATCGAGTTTTCGGGATACTTGTCTTCGTAAAGGCGTCTGAAAAATGATTTGCGGGCAATTGTTTTTGTCTCACTTCCCCCAAACAAGTCGTATTGAGTACCGCGGTCCTCGATAAGCCACGCCCGGATTATCTCGATAGTTTCAAAGCCGCACGCTTCTCCTAGTTGCTTCCATTGTGAGGGAAAATCCACGATTTGCTTGTCTCGGACAAACGCCTTGAGTACCCAAATTGCGACCGCGCCAGGTCTCAATACTGAGTAGGTTTGTGCCATAATGAGAGCGGCCGCGGACCAGAAGGTGGCACCCGATTCGGTTCCGAGTTGGCCGCGTGAAAAGCCATAAGCAGTATCTCGTTTATGACTACGCTCGCTTATTTCCTGTCTCATTCCGGCTGTGTCCGCTACATCCCCAAGATTTGCGCCATTATCTTCCCACGGCGGGCTCCCCAGTGCCGCGTCTATTTCCCCTGGTGGCATGGCTCCGAGTTGGCCGGGGGAGGAGCCGTAGACTTGCGGCTTGTTCAATACGCTATGTGGTCCGCCTACATTGGGCTTGTGAGATGTGTCAATTCCAGCCTGTTCTTTGCGCTCGATACGTCGCTCTGCGTCATTGGCCACGCCTTGTTGATTGATACTGCCAGCATAAGGAGGAGACCCAATCGCCGCGTCAAAATCCCCTTCTGGCATTTTCCCGATTTGGCCTTCGCTTTCTCCATACTCAGCCGTGAGGGTCTTGTCTGTGCGCCGCTTGGGGTCGCGGTACAATCCCCCGCGCTTGTCAGGATTGTCGCTTGCCAGAGATTCGGAATAGGGCGGCGAGCTCACCACCGCGCCCGCTTCTCTCAGCACCTGGCACAATTGCCGCGAGTCGCCCTGGATAATCTCCGCCGTGCCCCATCCAGTCAATCCCCATTGCTCAGCTTTCAACATACGCTCATACCATAGGTCGATGTTTAGATTGCCTAATGTGACAAACTTCTCTTCCAATTCCATGCCAATCCAGTGCAAGCCCAGGGGAATAGCGTCACAGCCACCCAGGCCCACGCCCGCGAACGGGTCAAGAATGGCATCGCCCGGCTTTATCCATCCCTGTTCTAGCGCGTGTGCGTAAATGCGTCGTATCAAACCGCGTGCAAATTTGGCGGGATGGGCAAACGCTTCGTCTATGATTTCGCCCTTCCAAGAATCGGAATAGAGCCCGTGCCAGTCGCGTTCAATTATAGGCATTCGACACAATTCCACTGGCCCCACAGCCAGACGTGGCGGGTCCACTTTTTACACTTTGCACAATAGCATACTTCAATAGACATCAGAGACTCCCCACGAACGCGATTTTGAATGCCTCACTTGGTGTGAGCGGCCTCGATTTCGGGTATTCCTGCGCCCGCATCGAGGCGAAGAGCGCGATAATCCCCGCTTCTGTCTGGTCGGCGGCGAGCTCTTCCAGTGTCGCAACCCCACTCAGTATGAGTTGCGCAGCCAGGTCCGCGATGTGAATTGTCTCTAGCGCCTGGTCAAGCGTCTCAGGTGGTGCCGTGAGCCTATTGAGTGCTGTGATCATGCTATTCTCCACAATTTAGAAAAGTCTTCCCCTGCACCATGCGTGTCGCATGGCCTTTCAATATCAAATTCCATTTTTCAGCTAGCCACTTGGGTAAATGAGATTTGGAGTATGAGTGATTAAGCCCGCAATCCTTACACACGACCCATAGTGTAACAAATTCTATTCCTAAATAGTGATCTGAGAATTTGTAGACGCCACCTTCAAACACGTGGTCTATATGCTCACGTACCGTTTCTGTGATTATTACGTTTTCGTGCGAACATCTAAGTGCGGTAATCATTATTTCCTCATTGCCCTGAACAGGGGAAGCAAAATTGAGTAATAGCTTTGCACTCTGTTGTAGAGCGATTGGAGTTCATCAGTTCTTTGAACAAGTTCCCCTGTTGAGAGCAAAAACAGAATGTCAAGTATCGCTCTAAAATCCTTCTCAATTGTTGTCATTTCGCCTCCAACAAGAGCATCACGGGTTAGCGTGGTCGATTTCGTGAACGATTTAAGCCTAATCGTGGTTGAATTAGCCTGTATCGCTCACGTAATCGCTCACTCAGTATTCCCACCACGTTGGCAGTCTGTCTCGATGATTTTCATATATCCAATCATCCAACCGCTCGAACCATCGCCACTTACGCTCTACCATCCAGGAATATAGGCGGGTGAGTAGGCGAGGCAATGTGATCTTGTCTTGTGGCCAACTCACGAGACATCTGGAGCAGTAGTCATCTTCATAGTCCCATACCTGCCCCGCTCGTTCGTCGTGGCCCACGAAAAAGCAACCGACGCGCTGAAACATAAGCTCTAATTTCCACAGTACATCGTATAAGAATTGTTTCATTGTCGCCCCCTACAAATTCCCCAATAATCGCAATATTTTGCGCTGCACAAGAACGATCCCGCCCCGGTTGGGGCAAAATTTTCTTTCTGGATGTTCTCCCATACCTCGCGGATGAGGTCGAAGAGCCAGATAATTTCATCGATAGAGTATTGTGTTTCAAAAGTTTGAACTTTCGGTGTCTTGTTGCGAACAAAGATATAATGCCGGAAATACCAACCGTGCTCAAAAAATCCCATTTGGCCCAACGCCGCCAAGTAAAAAAGCGGCTGCAATTCCCTTTGTACCCGATCCGGGCTCCACGATTTACCAGCCGTCTTAAAATCGACCGGCACGCCATCGGCTTCAATCATATCAATATAGCCGATGATTGGAATTGGCACACCAGGGACGCGCAACTCAATGTAGTGCTCGATTTGAGGCTCTTCGTCAATCACGAGTGGCTTTAGCGCGTCAATCACATTGAATACGTCGGGCTCGGTAAGGATGCGGATCCCCTCGTTGCACAATGCCTCTGGCGTGTCCTTCTCCCAGGCGATTTGGCCATCCAGTTCAGCCAACTTGCTCTCCCAGGCCGCGGCCCAAGACTGGATGATATCCCCCCTACTGAGTATGTAGGATTCTATCGCCTCGTGGAACACTGCCCCGAATAGGAGCGCCGTACTTTTCCTTTCGGGGATTTCGTCAATGTACTTGAACCGCCAGGCGCGGTGACATTTGAGGTAAGTGTTGATGCTCGAATAGCTCAAATGGTCAAGCACTTTTCCCCTCCGCTTTGGCGATTGCCTCTCGCACTTTTATTACTGGACAATCCGAGCGATGCTCAAAGTCGCACGCCGACACGTTCTGAGGCTCCGCATTGCAACAAGCGCACCGATAGGTAAAATTTTCCAGCAGATACAATGTGGCTTCATTTGCAAATGGTATGCACACTTCCAGCAAGTCAGGGGAGGCAGATAGCAATCGACTATTAGCAATGAATTCCTTTTCATCAAATTGGTCAGTCGGTATGATTGCTATTTGGTTCAAAACACCATCTATGATACTGTGACCAGTGAAGAGCTCTGTATCAAAGCTATATTCAAGCTCTTCGTCTTCCTCAAAGTGCCACGGTCCCGGCGTGTGTGCCATCACTCCGCCTCCTCTTCTTTCGTCGCTAATTTCTCCGCCACGGCTCGCACTTCCTCACCCGTGCCCGGAATGCGCCCCTCGTTGGCCTCCATGATTTGCTCTGCGCTATACTGAGTGAGGAGTGTTTCGAGTGTTGGCGCCGCCGCTTCATACTGAGTATCGGCAACGCTCCACTCTCCCTCGATTGCGTTGTTCCCGTCAAGCTCTTCCGGCACATAAACTGGCTGGCTAAAAATGTCGGGGCAGTGCAACTTGTAGGCCCGGCTGATTGCCCTATTGAAAAACATATCTTCTGGATATGCTTTCCAGTTGTCCTTGCCTAATAGTCCGGCCCGTTTGGCCATCGTTTCAGTGAATGAGGCCCGATGATACTCTACCATCTCCCCGCCGATATTGCGTCTCAGGATAGCAATGGTGCATCCCTTGTCATCGAGGCTGACAATCTTGTAATCATAATCGGGATGCCTGCGGATGCTGGCTGCGATAACATTCCCCATCACGCCCAATCTGCCATTGACGACGTAGAGCCCCGTATTGGCCGCGGAAAGGGGTAGACCGTTTTCGAGGCAGAAGATGAGCTTGATTGCCGTTTCGCCTCGTGTGGCACCAAAGCGCCGACTCTCATATGTCGCCTGGTCAATCTCTTGAAACATTCGCCAGATTGACGTGTTTAATTCTTGCCGTGGTACAAGTGCGGTTTCTTTAGTTGCGGTTTCGTGTTCTTCGGTCATGGTTTCCTCCTAGCTGCATACCATTTTATAAATGGTTTCGGTTTTCTCTTCAATCGGTACACGTTGGCATGTTGCACCTTCGTAGTTCAGAATCAACCAGATTAGCAACTCAGCCTGCGGATATTCCTTGTGAACATATCTGAGTTCGACATCGCCGTCTTGATGCTGCATGCGATATTTTCTGTGCCAATCTCGCCCTAGCACCCTACGCACATCTTTCAGCATTTTGGGTGAAGCTGGTATTGAGATTGCAATGTAATTTTGGTGTGAATATGCTTGCTGGGCATGGGGAAGTTCATTGGGCAATAGATTAGCACACAATTTCCATGCTCTGAGTTCCTTTTCTTTATCTTCGATTTCTTTGTTGAGTTCTTCTCTGATGTTCATTGGTTTCCTCCTCTACATTCCCAGTAATAGGAATCCCTGGTCTTTGAACACGCTGCGAATGATCATAGCCATGAGAACGATAGAAATAATGAGTTCAAGTATCTTTTTCATTTTCGTTGCCTGCAATCGGCCACAATTCCTCGCCATCCTTCAATTCAAGCGTTTTTCTCACCGCTCTCTTAATCCCATCCCCGATGCCGGGCACGCTGTCCTTTCCCAGCGTTGTCAAGTAGTTCAGCGCCCACGCCGGGGTGCCGCAATAATCGAGCAGCGCTTTCACTTTCTCATATCCAATTCCTGGTAAGCTCGCCAAGAGCTTATCGCCAGCACTCAGTATATGAGGCTGCCGGACGGGATGGATGTGGATATCTTCACGCTTGCGCTTGGCTAGTCGTTCCACGCATGGGCAAAAATCATCGTCGTTGGCACAAAAGACGACGCCGACGCCTAATTCTTGCACGGTGAGCAACGCGCCATACACCGCGGACATATCCCAGCCGGTCGTCTTGTAGCCGACGATGAGCTTTCCCGTGTCTTGCTCCCAGATGAGAGCGCCGGTGATAATGACGTAGCACCAGGGGGAAAGTTTCCTCATTTTCGCTACTTGGTTGAATAGGCGCCCGTCCGAGATTGAACCTAGCAAATCTGAAACTGTTTTGCGCTCGATAACAAGCATTGCATTGTCACTGGTGGCTACTTGCAAATCGCCGATGTCCAAAGTGACATTTGCCGTGGGCACGCCAAAATCGAGGTCGCGCACCCAATCGGGTTCGCGATTGTCGATGAAAATGCCCTTTATGGTGTTGCTCATTTCTGCTCCCAGTACTGGCGTAGGGCGGCATCGGCCTGTTTATACAGGCGATCGACAATTTTCTGCGCCAGTCGCTCTTTAAGGAATTCCTCCAGTACCACCGCCAGCGCATCAGCGGCGGCGAGGCGGGTGGTTAGTATATCCCCAATGTGTATCGCTCTTGTGCCAATTGCTCAGGTGATTTCCTATTCCGACTTTCCTGAACGGCTATGCGCATAGCATATGTATACTGGAGGTCAGGTGTATTTTCGTTAATCTCTACACCTGCGGCATTCGCCGCAGTTATAAAATCTTCTCGGTTCATTTCTCGTAATTCCCTATACCGTTCAACATTGCTCTTTGCCATCATTCGCTCCTTTCCGCCTCAGCGGGGCCTTACTTCTACTCTGATACCATACGCCGCTAGATACTCTTTATCAGACAATTCGGCTTCCTCTTGGTGATATTCCTGATAATATTGCGTCAGCCGCTTGAGCATATGCCGTAATTCGCGGCCTCGTTGATGTGGTGTGCGTTGACTGCTTTTTTCTAGGTCTCTGATGATGCTTTTGATCGTACCGGACGTGAGATGGTTCAGCATCATTTGCTCTTCAAGAATATAAATCTCATCAGTCTTCACTTTGATCTCCTTTCCGCCTCAGTGGGGCTAAATCGGGGAGCGGTCTGCCCCGCCTAGTTGCGTGACCTTATAAACGCGGATTAATAAGGCTTCTGACCGCTCCCCTTGCCGGACTTCTGCCGGCCATGTCCCCACGCCGGGTATCGAGCCCGGAGGAGCTATCATTCCTCGCCACCGTGGATCTCGTGGGGGAATAATCCAAGCCAGGGATTTGTCAGGCCGATGATACCATCTGGCAATGTCGCCACTGCCTGACCATTGGATTTGTTTGGAGATCCAACGATACACTTTTGTAGCTTGGGTCGTATTGCGCTCTGGCAATTTTTCCCGTGGTATACGGTGAAATGTGATAGGCTGCTGTTATGAACGTAGCAGCCACATTTTAATATGGTCCCCTCGCGCACCAGAGCGATGGTGTGTCCGATAGTGGGCAACTTGCCTTTCTGAATACGGATTTTGTTGAATATTTCTGTGTAGTCTTCCATACTTATCTCCTATTAGGGCAAATTCGGGGTAGCCGATTGGGGGAGGAGAGCAATGTGAGACCAATCAGCTACCCCGTGCCGCCCCGCCGTGTGGTCGCGGTTCGTCGGACCATCACGCACGGGGCAGGTTAGGCACTAAAACTAAAACACTTTCTCCGGCGTCAGCAATGCCTTAACTTCCGGCGAGTCGATCTTGAAGTGCTTTTCGATGAGTGGAGTATTAGCAATCATCACCTTCACTTTCTCAGGATCGCCATTAGCGCTGGCAACCAGACTAGGCAAGAATTGCAACGCCACATCTTTTTCAGGGTCGCCGGTCGAGGCTGGGGTTGGTTCAGCGTCGCCATTCCCGCCGCCGTAGAGTTCCGCCGCGGCTTTCTCGGCTGCCTCTTCGGTCTGGTAGAGAGCCAAGAATTTTGGCGTGGTTAAGTTCTTCTCTTCGCCCACGCCGTTGACATATGAGCCATGCACGACCATCTCATACTTGACCCACTTTTCGTGTAGCTCTCGCAGATTGACACCCAGGGTCTTGATACTTGGCAACGTGATTGACGCCCACTCGCGGGCGAAATCCACGTATCCGCGCTCAGTCACGAAGTCAACGTTGGCGCTCGGAAGGGGGGTGATTGTCAATTGGATCGCCGTCCGCCTCTGCCCTTCCTTGTGCGCGTTGGGGTCGAAGGGGACTTTCCCCACGCCCTTCTCCAGGACGCAGGCCCAGACATCCAGCCCCACCTGCCCGAAGTAGGTCTTCGGTAACTCTTTTGCTTCCTCGGCTGCTTGCCACGGGTCATACTGAGTTTGTTCGTTCATCGTTTTACTCCTATTTTCTAAATTGATTGGATTGGGTCTTGATAAACAATTCGTTTTGTGCTATATTGGTTCTAGGTATTCTTGGGCCATCACCTCCTCATCGCCATAAATCTCAATCCAGCTTTCAAAATCGAGAATGTCAGCATCTAAAATTGCCGCCGCTTCGCTGCGCCCACACCCGATACTCAGTAGTGAGACAAATTCGTTTTTTGGCTTTGGATGTGGCGGGTTGTACTCTCGCCGGGTTAGCTCAAACGTGGGGTCATATGGCATCGGGCACCTCGCAACCTAGCTCAGCCAGCTTCTTGTTGGCCTCGGTGTACGTGATGAGGCCATCTAGACAACTCTCAATAATTGCATCATATTCCCGTTGCCAAGTTTGATAGCACTCTTCTCGAACGGTGCAATTAGAGCAATCGAAATCAGCGGGCACTTCTTGCCCGAAGTGGGGACAAGGATTATTGTCGCTCATTCTGTAACTGCCTTTGCTGTGAACATGTACCCGTGCCACTTGATGTGATCTATCTTGCCAGTCTGAGGACAGGTGACACCGTAGACCGGTTTCAATCCGAGTTCCTTTTCCGTTTGGTCGCAGGCGTCAAGTGCATCTTCTGCGAGGGGGACAAAGAAGGTCTTTAGTGGGGTGCCTGCCTTGGATATCTCTACCAGGTAGCTCATGCTTCTTCCTTCCAAACTCGCGCCGCTGCACCGACTTTCACCCGTCCGCCGTTCTCAATGTCAGCTAAGTCGGTCTGGCTCAAGCGTTTCTTGATGCGCTCCCACTCTTCAGCGGTGAGCGTGAAGGATTTCGTCAGGTGCTCGTAGGGGTTGAAGTATCGATAAGTGTTCATTAATGGTCTCCCACCAAAATCAAAATCCCGGCCTCGGTGGCAAATTCGTTATCCGTGATTTTTTCACGGAGGTAGCTTTCCGCGAGTTCTCTGAGCCGGGCCATCTGTTTGCTGTCGCCTGGGTCTCTAGTTTGTCGCCAGTGATCCACGATAATGCGCACCGCACCTGATAGGGAAGTATGATGTGCATGACGCAATGTTTCAAATTCTGCCCAATCAGTTTTGGGTATTCTGATGGTTTTTGCTATGACTTGTTCTCCCATTACTGCGTCCCCCTTGGGTGATGTTTTGTATCTTAGGAGTGACATAGAGGGTAAAAAAAACTTGCCTCCTAAACTCCTATGCACCATTATACACCACTTTGCACCGTTTGTCAACCCTAAGAGACAGTTTGGAACCTTAAAGTTTTCCGAATGGGGGTAGAATAATAATATGTGTGAAAAACTACGCCGTTGGTTAATAGACGAATTGGATGATCGAGGGTGGTCGCATCGGGAACTATCGAGACGGTCAAGAATATCACATGCTCAAATATCTGGTTTCCTATCTGGCGAGCGGGGGATAGGACTAGACACAATTAATGCTATCTCTCGCGTGCTGCAAATCCCACCCGAGAAATTATTAGAGATGGCTGATCTATTACCGTCCACCATCCCGAAGGATCACACGTTTGATGAGATCTTCAAAGTCATGAAACGGCTCAGTCCCGAACGTCGCCGGGAATTATTGGAGTTTGCCTATCTCCAATCTCGTTTGCAAGAAAGAGAAACAAACAAAGAGAGCAGTTGAGAATTCTTGTTGTAAGTGCGCTTATCAATGCACTTTGAGAGATGAACCAGAGTATGTGAGACACGACATAACAACTCCTTAATCAGCCCAAGGGGGGGGGGCGGGGAGAATACAATCCTATAGTAGCATAGATTTTTACCTAGTGAAATAGTACCTTAGTCTGACAGAAAGTTAAAGAATATTAGAAAACCATATGAAGAAAACCGTAGACCACACAGTTAGAAAACTATAGGCCACACAAGTACACCAAAATTAAGACCTGTGTAGCCTACAATCCAAAATGCGCCTCTCACGGTTCACATCCGTGAGGTCACAAGTTCGAATCTTGTCGCGCCCACTTTTTATTAGTCCAGACTTCACAAGACCCCGAAATACCATACCTGTGTGGTCTACTCAGTATAGAAGTCCTCTGATACCAAAAATTGGAGGCCACACAAGATGAAAATTGCCTTGTCCCAGGCGATTGACGGGTTTTTATTGGACAAAGAAATCGCAGGCGCATCACCCTATACCATCCGCAATTACAAGTTAAGCTTACATAGATTTGCCGCCTTCCTCGAGACAGACCCCCCGATACTTAGTATAGAGACAAGCCACGCCCGCGCCTATCTTCACCATTTCCAGACCACACAGCTTACCCCTGCAGGAATTGCGCCTAGACCCGCCAAACTCCCTAGCCCTAAAACGGTCCTCAACGAGTACACCGCTTTGGCCTCGTTTTGGTCTTGGGCCGTCGCGGAGGGCTATACTGAGTGCCATATTATTCAGCCTATCAAGCCACCTCGACCGTCCGAGCACAACATTGATCCCATTACTCAGGCTGATTTTCAAGCGTTGCTCAAGGCGGTTAATTTTGCCAATCCCTGGAAAACTAAGCCTCGCACGCGCTCCCATCGGCCCGAAATTCTCCGCCAGCGTGACCGCGCCATATTGCTCTTCTTACTCGATACCGGCGTGAGAGCGGCTGAATTGTGCCGGTTGTGCATCGCCGACCTAGATCTAAAAAACGGCTCTGCCACGGTTGCAGGCAAAAGTCGCCTTAATTCTGGACGGGGGAAGGTGCGCGTGGTCCACTTCGGGCGAAACACGCGAAAGGCAATCTGGGAGTACTTGACCACTCGCGAGGCAAATTCTGACGATCCAGTATTCGCTACTATTGGGGGAGGCTTTCTAGACCGGCGCCACCTAGGGCGACACATCAAGCGACTGGCAGAGCGTGCCGGGCTCAAAAATGTAAATCCTCACCGCTTTCGTCACACTTTCGCCATCAATTATCTGCGAAACGGCGGAGATATTTACACGCTACAATCCATTTTGGGACATACTAGCCTGGACATGGTGCGACGCTATTTGCGCATCGCTGAGGCTGATTGCGCCGACGCACACCGGAGAGCTAGCCCGGTTGACAATTGGTTCAAGTAGGTTTTCCCTCTATGGAGTAGGCACATTGCTCCAGAACCAGTCATAGAATCCCTCACGGCCCGATGACGATGCATCAGTCCTCTTAAAAATAATGCCCACTCGCGTCGGAACACTGGACCAATTATCTATGTCGCCCATGACCAAGCCGATATAGGGAAACGCCGGGGTGTCAATACCAGCATAGCCGTAGAAAGCGTTAGGCGCTCCACAGCTTATTGACAACATGTACCACTCGATTGGGACCTGACTAATGGCGGTAGTAGTTGTGATCCCACCGCCATTCTCCTGCCACCGTCCTACTAGGTCCAACAAGCCAGTGTTGGTAGTTTTAACATACATCTCAACAAAGTCAGTATCATCTCCTGTATCGATACGAATACCGGCCTCAGCACCCATCACTGATATCAATCTCGCAGCAATCCGATAGGCGGTGTCTATTGTCCAATCCACCGTGCGGTAGCGGAAAAACCTGTCATTTTGCACTGCATCGTTCAACCGCAACACATCAGAAGTAGTGGCAAAATCAACACTACTGGGAATACTATTAAATGGTGCTCCCGCCCACCCCGTCGTCAACCAGAGAAAATCGCCACGAAAAAACTCATTCGGAGTAAACCAAAAGTTGATACTTCGAGTAGCTAACCCTGCCGTGTCTCCATCCGGGAAAATGTCGTCATCCAGTGCGCCAATGAGATCGCCATCAGCATCCGTATAGTATCCGCTCGCCGTGCCATTGTTGGTAAAGCCACCTTCTATTTTTGGTGGAGCTTCAAAGTAAGCATTATCTCCGCTGGATACATTGTAAATCGCCGCTGTATCCCCGACGTAGCTGCCGCCATAAATGTGGACATCATTAGCATTTACCAATCCATATAGACCACCAGCCGCGCCAGTACTGACTACCTCGCATTGCCTCAGTGTGAGTGTGCCCGAATTATTGATGCCCCAGGCTCCAGTAGCTGTGCCAGAGGTATTATTGGCATAAATCTTGACGTTGAATAATTCGCACGTGTCGCCAGCCCCGATGACTATTGCGGCTATAGTGCCCCCATCGCTGGCCCACTCATTTTGAATGGTGAGATTGGCGACGTAGCAACCATTTCCTATTGTCAGCGTTCCAGCCTGGGAGGTGGTGCGTAGGATGCAAGCATCTTTGTCCACACCAATGAGATTCACGCCGTCGGGTAAAGTTTGGTTGTCGCAGGTCCAGGTTCCTATATCCAGAAGAATCGTGTCGCCCGCTGCGGCGGCGGCAATGGCCAGCGCGACAGTTGTATAATGTCCCTCAGCACCGACGACTAACAAATCATCGCTGGCGAGTTTCCATCCAGCATCTGTGGCCTGCCATTCGCTTGAACCATCGACCCAAGTCAATACCTCTTTGTCGGAGGGTGCCGCCGCGTTTACGTCTGTCAATTCATCCAAGGCGAGATCCACATCGCCGTCGAATTGTACAGCTTCGCCTGCGCTGCCAATAATTGTAGTCTGCCCCGCCGGTGCAGTGATAGTTAAATCGGCGCCCGTTGGGCTGGTCACGCCGGGCGTCTGGGTCCAAGGAATCGGCGCGTCAGCGGCGTTATTTCCCGTCCCGCCACCTTTCACAAAACCGTCAAAAATAAACGTATCCTGAACTGATGGATCGTGGCGAATCCAAATAACATCGTCGGCGGCTAGGTCCACATTGGCGCGTACTTGGACTGTAATGTCCTCACTGGATAGAGCGCATGTGCAAGCGACCGTGCCAGTGGTCTCGCGGTCCGTCACGCTCGCGACAGTGGCGACATATCGTTTAACCGTCGCAACTTGTCTCATTCCCTGTGCAACAGTTTTGGCTGCCTGCTTTGGCGTTAACCGTCTGCCGATGTTTTTACTACTCGGTCTCATGATTACTCCGTAAAGTACAGTTTGGTGGCGTGTATTCTGCGAGTCCAGAAGCCGCGTGTGAAGTCGAATTCATAGCTGGTGTCATCCACCAGCCAAATCGAGTCTGCTGGTACCGCATCCCCCAGCGGGTGGGCTATTTCGGCTGTGGTGAAAACGTCGCCCGGATTCAACTCGTGCCCCATCGCCATACGGAAATCCATCTCATAATCGGTATTCAGCCAGTCCAGATAGTCCGCCGCCCACTGACCTAACACCACGTCGCTGGGTGCAGCTAGTCCAGTCAATTCCAGTATATCTCCGAAGTCTCCAAGCGGATTGCCGAGAAGCGTGTCGCAAATTGACATATCAGGCAAAATAGCTTGGAGAGCTAGCCGCCCCACCCTATCTTGGCGTTTCCGGTGCAGCGTGTATTCCAGGAAATGTGCATCTGTGATGTTTGCTACATACACCGGATCATTCAAATTATCCCATTCATCGTAGCGCGCGCGAGGGTCCGGTTTTCCATTCAAATTCGACCAACGGTCAAAGTAGAGCAAGCCGAAATTATAGCCGTGGGCATCTTGGCTCGCTTCCCAAATATTAGCGTTGGCGCGAATGTTAAAATTATCCACCTCGCTGGTATTGTTCCAGAGCGAGATATTGAAGTATTGCCCCAGATTGGTGGCTTCGCGCAATAGATAATAAGCCGCGTCCGTGGGCGTCAAGTTAGCCGTGCTAAAGATGCCAGAGCCAGCCGTCTTACTGAATTTCGCCTCTCCATTGTATAGCAACGTCTTTTTCAGCACGTAGGCTGGGGTTTCTAGATGTAGAATGGTCTCATATTCCCCTGAGTGCTTTTCGCGCAAATCGGCGTCACGACAGAGAAGTACAAAAGTATTATTGTGGTGTCGGTACCCGCCGAACGTGTTGGCTGCGCCATCCCAATAATGAGTAACATGCATCAAAATCGGCTGATCTTTGCCGTCGTTGGTAAGCGCTGCTGAGTAATCGCCGCGCAGCACAATGTCGGCCTGCCATTCCCCCGTGGCCAGCGAGCCGGAAAAGCCCTCTATTCGTGAGGCGATAGCCGCCAGATTCCCCGCAGGATTATAATAGACATAGGCATACCCAGTGTGGGTTTGACCATTGGAGGTAGCTACTGCCTCCACGACAGTCATCCCTGCATCACCCTCGTTTGTGACCGTGCAAGTATTATCCTCATTATCGGTGACTGTTCCGGGTCCGCTGCTTTTGCTAAAAGCCACACTATCAGCACCGACACCACCCCGGATATAGCTATCGGTGCCAGAGATGACAACTTCCGCGCCGGCGGTGAACACGTAGCGAGGTGAGAGGAGGCAAAAGGGCTTCCAGGTAATGGCGCCCGCGGTGAGATTGCTTTGAGTGAAAGTAATAGCCGGGAACGCGACAAACTCCACGATGAAATTTTGATAGCGGGCTTTGAGTAATGCAAGTTGCGCCTCAGAAACAGCCATCATGCCCTCGTGATGAAGGTTACGCGCATACGCACATTAAAGCGTAATCCGCCGCGTGCTTCTCCTAAAGGCTCGTGCCAGTACGCGGTTGTCACCGTGTCATAGGTGCTTAGAGACGATCCACTCTCTTCGGGTAGCTTGCCAGTGACCAGCGTTCCCTTGTTGGTGTTCCAGCGCGTGTGTAGCTCACCATACTCTTGCTGAGATAGGCAATTCCAAATCACGGTACCGCTCTCTAGCCCTTGCAAAAGGGGAGCGCCATCGGTGTACGTATCCCGCTCAGCAATGCCTTCCGGTTGCCAGCCGCTTGGATCGGGCAAGTATGTAAAGGTGCCGTTCAGTGAAAATTGCCCCATTACTCTAGCTCCTCGGCTAGTGAGTTCATACCATCAGTTACAGCACCATCCGAAATTTGCTTAACATGCGCGTTGAATTTTTCATCGTCGCTAGTGACACGCACTTCTAACATGATTTTTTGAGCAACGGCTGCCGCTGCACCAGATGGTCCTTGTCGGATTAGACCCTGCAAGATGTCGCTCTCTTCAACTTGCTGATTGATATCTCGCAACGTGCGAGCCACTCCGCCCATGCCGGGCTTGCCTACTGCCTCAGCGAAAGCTTCTGGGTTTTCCTCGGCAAATTGGCCAATCTCTTTAATTTGCTTCCACACTTCCGCCGCGCGATTGACAGCCTCTAATGCGTCAGCGATGGCTTGAACAGCTTTGGCGATTCCTTCCAGGGTTGTTTTGGCACTTTCCCAGTCACCTTCTTTCAGTGATTGAGCTAGTAGCAACATATCATCAGCTACTTTGTCCCAATCGATTTTTTCCAGAGCATCAAAAGCTTTTTGCAAATTATCGGCTAGAAACTCACCAATAGTACTGGCGAAGGCTTCTACCTTCTCAGGATTTTCTTGCAGCCAATCAGCCAACTTGGATAATTCCGTATTAAGCGCCTCGAAAATTGGTTCACCGACAGTATCCGCAATCTGGCCTAAAATTTGCTGGAAACGCTCTAAGCCGGAAAGCTCTGCTACATCTTCAATTAATCCTGCCGTTGCTCCTGCTTTGGTCAGTGCCTCATCTAATAAATCAAGGCTTTTTAGCGCATCCTGAGCCGCCTCATCTGTTTTGGTGGTAATGAATGTCACGCCCTGACCTATCTGGTCGGGGACTTTGGCAACCTCATCAGCGGCGTCTTTGAGGCCAATTAATTGGCGCAGATTGACATCCAGGAACATTTCGAGACTGGACCAATTGCCAGTCTGCACCGCTGAGGATAAACCACGCGCTAATCGGTCAAGTGGCACATCAGGACGTAAAGCAGCCATGCGCTGGAGCATATTCATTAATCGCTGAAACTTGGAGAAGTCAAAGGCCCCCGAGGCATCCTTAGCAGCCACCGCCATGAGGCCCGCCCCAGCGGCCAGTTCATCAAAATCAGCGCCCGTATCGGCGGCGGTCTGCCTGAGCAAATCCATGACACGTGTCGCGTCATCCGCTGAGCCAGTGACATTCTTCAGTTTGGCCTCTAATTTTGCCGCATCACCCGCGCCTTTAATAAAGGTGTCAAAAAGCCAGCGACCGGCCTGGGCCAATGTGTTCAATGCCTCGCGGACGAAAAAGACGCCGCGTGCCAACTCGACTAGCGCACGACCGGCATGTAGCGCACCAGAGGTGATGCCACTCACAAAACCCTTGAAAACGCCGCTGGCACTACGCGCGCCCTGGGAAAATCCGCGTGTGATTAGCTCTAAGACAATGCGTAAACGCTTATCCACTCAATTCCCCTATCTCTGCGTCAATTTCTTTTCTGTGTCGCCGATACACCATCTCGATATGAAAGCGATGCAATACCTGCCTCCAGTCGTATCCAGCCAACGTAACAATCCAGATAGCGAAGGATAGACCGAGAATGAAGCCGACAAATAGCCCTGCCAAAAGTCCTATAGCCATATTGATTCCTCTTGTGCTATATTGAGTATAGGAGGTGCATCATGACACGCACTCAATCTTATATCATTGTCGGTTTGGCTATGTCGGTTGTCGTGGTTTGTATGTTTACTGTGGTGCTGATTTGGATTCGATTCAGTTCCGATGCTTCATTGGTTTCAGTTCCCACACTCACAGCAACCTATACCCTATCACCGACTGTGACACTTTTACCGACCTCCACCCTATCGCCCACATCAACGGCGACTCGCGTCGTTCCTTCATCCAATCTCACAAATGCAGAGCGTGAATATTTGTCAGATATTACTCTCCGTGTGAAGCGTATTCATGGCCTTCTGATTGGAATAGCAAACTTATTTGATATAGAAGAGACAGATTCCTCAATCATATACAATGAAAATTGGCAAAACAATCTAGCTTGGCGTGCTGTCCTTATGAGTTCTGAGGGTGAATGGTTGAAAAAAGATGTATCCCCACCCCCATCAATGTACATTCTTCACCAAGATATCTTGGAATTGACTGGTCATCTTATTAATGCTGGATATGCACTTGAGATGTTTGTAGATACTGACAACAGCCAATTTCTCGAAACGGCAACCAATGAATTGCTAGCCATCGCCCCTGTTCAGGATCGTATACTTGAACAACTGGAGGCATTGAACTTGCAAGAGTCTGCAATGCCCACCAGTACAAACACGCGTGTTGTTCAATCCGCGCCGCTGACTGTGACCCCAATCGCTCAAGCGAATACTCCTGCACCAATCCCAACCAAGCAAAAATGTCGGGTTAGGATGGGTAGTACATACATTCTAGTCGATTGCGACCAGCTTGATTAAGTCGGCACCGTGATGGTGCTATTCGACCGGAAACTGACGACACGTTTTACCACGTCGCCAATATCCACAGTGTCCACCAGCTCCATATTGGCGTTAAATTCCCAATATTTGCCACTGACGATGCACAAATACAGGCGCGCCGTAGTCTGCCCGGTGATGGCCGTCTGCATAGCTACCTGGCCATTCGTATCACCATAATCGGTGTCACAATTAAGCGAACCCGCCAATTTTTTGATACCACCGATCTGCGCGCCGTATTCGTCCTGCAAGTAGACGGTATCCGCGAAGCCGCTATCGAAGGTGGCTGTCCAACTGGTAATGGATGCCGCCAGATTTGCCCCGACATACACCGCTCCATCTTTTCCGTGTGTAGTTGCCATGTGAAAATCTCCTTAATTAAATGATACTGTCCCGCTTGATCTGAAATTGAAAGTGCGTTTGACCGTACCGTTTACGTTGACATCCGCTCCCAGCGTGATATAGGCCGGGATTGAGAAATACTTGGTGGCATTGACATATAAAAGCAATGTCGCCGTGCTACCTCCCTCTGCTGCTGTGAGTAACGCGCCCTGTACGTTGCTGTCTGCCTGGTCCCAATCACATAAAATCGAGCCAGACGCGGATCGCAAGCCATCTTGCAATATCTGCCAAGTGCCCTGGAGGGGAGAGGCGTCATGTAATTGCGAGCCCATAGAATCAATGCGCCAAGCAGAGATAGAAGCGCCTGTATTGCCGCTGATTTTGACAAGCCCGTCTTTGCCGTGAATAGGGGCCATTAGAATGTCTCTAGAATCGGCAACACAATTTCTGCCGCTCGATTATAGAATGAACATGGTTGCACCCGATTTAGAGCCTCACGTGCCATGTCGAGTCGTTCATCCTCGTGCATTAAGAAATAATCAATCTTGGCTTGCAAATCCTCAGCATTGTGATAAGTCGCTACGCTGTCCCCGAAAATCTCTTGTAGCTCGGGTCGGGTATCGTCACACAATTGGAAAGCGCCGCAGGCCGAAATTTCATAGGCCCGTGGTCCAATGCTTTCCCCCTGGATTTTCTCTTCACTTTCAACAACTGTCGTCATGCGGTGAGAATTGAGCGCGATTCGGGTAGACTGATAATATTTGATCAATTCAGCATTAGGAGAGCCATCTTGTGTGTCACCTACGCCCGGTTCCCAACCTACACCAACGATGCGGGCGTTATGCCCATTGAAATTCAGACCATTGAACATTGCCGCGCGCTCTTCAAACCACGTGCCATGAAAATAAACATCCGTCGCATACTCAGTATGAGGGCGTCCTGGCCGGTGACGGAATCGAGAGTAGCTGTGAGGTAGGTAGGTAGTATCCCCGCTGATAATACCCACGCTCAACCGGTCGTTGACGAAAATATGGTCAAATTTGGCCGCTTCCAGCATTCTTTTTTGCCGGTCGTCAATGTAGGGACATTCAGTCAAAATGACAGCTTTTGGAAAATCCAATTTGTTCAGCATATCATAAGTGCGTGGATGAATCAGCAAACCATGCACAATCAAGATCACGTCCGGCTGAAATTCAATCACTTTGATAACCAGATACTCACTAGCCAGCAGAGAACGAATGTTGAATACCTCTTTACCATCATAGCTAAAATGTGGATTGGCCTGTGACCAATAATTCAACGCTCCCTCGTGGTACTCAAGCCAGTCGTGAAAATTGTAGGGATAGACTTGGTGCCCCAAGCTACTTAAAATCTCGTGGTAGCCAAGTGCCACGTCGTAGGTACTACATACCTGACCGGGGTAGACAAGTAAGATTTTCACCGCAGCACTTCCCTGATATAGTGCGCACAAAATGCCTCACGTAGCAGAAAATGGTCGGGCTGTTTCTCCAGTCCCACATCGCCCGCAGGCAATTCTTCCAATCGCGCTTTAAGCCCCTTGTCCGCCCAGTGCACCGGTTGTCCTCGCCCAATTTCCAAGCTAATGTAGAGATCATCGCAATGCATGGCGTAGCGAGTGAACCAGGGACGGGTTAAATGCATCCGTTCCAGAAGATCGCGCCGGAAGAGCATAAAGCGACCTTTAATCAATTCAGCTTCACCTATCACGTCAGGTTCTCGATAGTGCGGTGGTGTGAGGCTTAATCGTCGCGCAAATGTACCAGTAATGCCTTCATGACAGGTAGCGATGTCCAGCGCATCTCCTATAAAATCGGGATCACCCGGGCATAGGTCGTCATCGAAAAAAGCCACCCAGGGCGTCTTTGCCAGCGCAGCTACCAGATAGCGCACGTATGGCCCCGCGTTCCAAGTCAAGCCCACACCATACTCAGTATAGGGGTTGCTTTTCATGCCATTGTCAATGACAACAATTTCAACTGGCACCGATTGCGCCTTGAGGGAGGCAATCAAACGAGGCAAGTTAGCCGGGCGTTTATAGTTTAGCAAAATAGCAGTTACATCACTCATTCTGGTTTCCCGTGGCTCCGCCTCTGAATTCGGGCAACTATGCAATCATGCCAGTACACGTTGTAGCCATTCTGGAATACTTCGTTGATGAAAGTGAAGTCCCCTGCAAAGCCCTTCTCAGTAAAAGCTTGTGCATGTTTCCTGAACACGTCCGTTTTGACCACGAAATTGAGCATGCTGATTCGGCCCTCGATGGGGTGTTGATGCCACACCTCACACGTTGGCAAAATGCCCGATTCGCCATTCTCAGACCGTACCATAATCACGTCTGGCGCGTGCTGATTTGCGATAGCCTGCAAATCGTTGACAAAATTCGGGTCAGTGATTTCGTCATCGTCATCTAAGATATAGACATATTCCCCACTGACTTGTACATTAATTAATCGCCGGTTGGCTTCTGCAATGCCTACACCCATCTTATCAACTAGAAATACGTGCTCATAATTTTGGCAAGATTGGGTCTCTAATGACGCCTTATTGCGTGCCAGCATTTTAGGCCGCTTGTAACATCGGGTAACGATACTCAAGAATGGTCTAGACACTATTTCTTACCATAAAGCGCAACGGGATGCGCTCACGCTGATATTCCTGTCCGCCCACCGCTACATCGTCGATAGTGCTTCGTCCCTCGTAATCAACGTCAATCCAATTGGCGGTAGAATTATTATCTACCACTACGTCGCATATTTCTTTCTCGATGAGGTCTAACCGATCAGTTGCGTCCGCTTCGTCCCAGTCGCCTTCATCCGAGTAGAGGACAAAAACAAATACGTCCAAGTAGACATCCGAACCAGTCTTGTCGAAAGCAGCCGCGCCTCGACCGGTCCCGCTGGGAGCAATAACCACAACTGGGCTTTGGCCCTGAAAATCTGCTTTCTTATAGCCATAAACTGCTTGCACTGGCAACCCGGTGCCAACCAACGCCGCACTCAGTAAGGTTGTGAAGGCATCCCGGATGGTCTCACGATTGGTAACGTCGCTAGCCATAGAGCATCCCTCTACTGAGTATCTGCATTGCTTCCTCGATAATCCGTGGCCCGGCTTCGTCTATGGTGCGTTGATAGGCGGCATGCGTTCCGCCCCGTGCTTCCTCATAAATACTATATTCTACTGGTCGATTCCCGCTCCGAGGATTGACCGTGTTCGGATTGACGTAAATCAAGCCACGCTCACCTTTTACTTCCATCCACTGACTGGCGCGATAGGTGCCAGTATCCACATGTGTGATTGACACCAGATAGCGATGTGCCGCCGTTGTGGCATATAAGATGGCGCGCTCACGAGGACCAGTCGCCAGCAATCGAGCGATGGCTTTCACCATCTCGTTTTGCGCTTCTTGTATGCCAGTGATAGTCAAATTTACGTCAAAGCTCACGTTTTCAGATCCTCGACCACCAACCATTTGTAAGCTGGCATAGAAGCTGTTGCTGCCCAATCTCCTACGGCCCGGATGGGATACTCAGTAGAGGAAACTACCAGAATGTCTCCCTCGCGGATGTCTAAGGCAGTGTCAACAAAGGTTTGCAAAAGCTCATGCGGTGTATCCAATGCCAGGCGTTGGCGTAGCTCTGGATTGATGGGATCGAGCGGCGTACATGCCAGGCTCTCAATATTGGTCGCTGGTGCGCCACGTTTGCCACCGCTGATACTTGGCGGTCGCTTGGTGCCAGCCGTTACGTTGGCCGCGCGTGCAAACGACTTGCTGGTCATGTGTACTCCGAATCGTCATCGGTATAAGCGTCGGTGCGTACCAGGGTTGCTACGCCGCCCTGTTGCTTATCGCGCCAAGTTTCCGCCTTTTGATGATAGCGTTCCGCGATTTGCGATGCACTTTCCCGCCGTGGACCAGCTTGCCAATCAGCGTAGCCTGCCCATGCCGCTTCGAGCACTTCAAAAGCGGCTGCTACCGCCTGTTGCCAATTCCCTTCGGCAGTCAGCAAGCCGTCAATCTCAGCATCAGTAAAGTTGCCGTCAGACGGTTTCGGCCCGGCGTCCTCTTCCGTATCCTGGATATAGAATCTGACTTTATCGCGGTCTGTCGCCAGGGTGCCTAAGTAAGTGAACGCCATTAATCCTCTATGAAGGGCTCCACATCGCCCCTGGTGATTCGACCATCTTTCCCGGTGCCCTGAATAGTTGACAAGTCGATTCCATACTCAGTAGCAAGTGCGCGTGCGCTGGGTGTAGCGTCTATTCCGTCGCTTGGTTCTACTTCCTCGATTATCCCTACTTCCTCAGTCAATCCCCCTTCAGGAATCACCACCCGATACCAGCAAAATGGGCAACGAGGCCCGCGGTTATTGTGGTCGACGGGCGTCATTATTTCCCTGCAATATGGGCATTTCATAATACAATCCTTTCGGGGCGAGCTTTCACCCGCCCCTTTTTTTGTTACATTTTCTTGGTTAGTTGTCGGCCATCGTCGCAAACATATTCCAGTTGTCCCCATTCCAGATAAGCGAGATACAATCTCCCGCCCCACCAGTTAGTGTCTGGTCCCCTCCGATGTCTGTATTGGCCCCATCCTTGATGACTACGTTCTGAGCGTCCTCGTTGCAGATTATGAGAAGAGTGCCAGCGACGGCACCGTCAGCGATTGCCGTAGTTGCACTCGTATCAATGCTTCCCTCCGTCGAGTTGGTAATCGGTTGGTATGACGCTGCAGGCGTGATAGTGCCACCTGCCCCCAAGTCAATCACGTTACCCTCGGTCAGTGCCAGGAAGCCGCCGATTTGTACAGCAGTATCAGTATTGTTGGAAATGGTTTCGCCGTTCTGAAGGCGAATATCAGTTGTCAGGTCGGCTTCCGACATGTCAATTCCATATGCCCAGTCGTCGTTAGCAGCCGCACCAGATCCCGCACTTTCGATCCTCAGAGCGACGTCCGCCCCACCCCCCAACTCGGAAGTATTTCGGATATTGATACCCCATTCATTCGTGGCATCGTCTGCGTCTTTGCGTTTGAGTTCCACGTCAAGCACATTGATCATATCGGAGATATCGCCTTCCTGCTCGACGTAAATATGAGCACCATAAGCGTACTCGACCTCACTGCCAGCATCGGTATCGGCGGTAAACTGAGCGCCGCGCAAGACACTCACGTCCGAGTTGTTATCTGCCTTGCTCACAACGTCGATTCCTTGTTGCACCCCGCCAGTTGTCGTAGTGGCCGCATCGGAGTCGATTGTGACCTTCAGGGCAGTATCATCGATATTGCCGTGTGTGGTTGGGCTGCCAGCCGGACGGTTGACATCGATGAGCAATCCACGCGTCTTGGCGTTTTCCGCAACTCCAGTCGCCTCACCAGAGATCTTCACGAGATTCTCATAGCCGGTCGTCGATACACGAGTGGCAGTGATTTGTGTCGATCCAGTGATCCCGATATATCCATCAGTCACATTGTTGATACTTTCGCCGTTGCTCAGCCGGATGTCAGCCGTTACGATATCTGCCGGGCTCAGATCGACTCCATAGACCCAGTCAGCGTTGTCAGATGACCCACCAGCGCCGTAAGAGCTTTCCAGCCGATAACCCACATCCGCACCAGTGCCGGCACTGGAAGTGTTGCGCAAGTTGATCCCGTATTCGGTTGTAGGCTCATTCGAGCTCTTTCGATTGAGCTCAAAGTCGCCAACTTGCACAGCCGTCGCCGTTGCACCATCAGCAATCTCTGCGTGTGCCCGGAATGGCACTTGTGCATCTGCCGTTGCGGAGTCATCGAGTACTGCTGTCGCGACCACGCCGCGAATAGTGCCCGCTTTGTGGCCATCGTCAACCTTGCCTTCAAAGTCCCCGCCAGTCTCGACGATGCCAGCGGTGCGCGAGGTCGCACTGGTCTTATACCTGACTTTGACTCCAGCATCGTCGATGTTGCCACTGGCACTGTTGGCTGTACGCTCCATATCGACAAACAATCCGTAAGTTTTCGCACCGCTCAACGTGCCAGTAACATCACCCTCAACAGTCAGAAAGTAGTCATAGTCGGAGGTGTCATCACGAGCTCCTGCCACTGTGAGGTTGCCATCATAAGAACCCGTTGCGTTGAAGTCCCCACCTAGGGTGATTAGACCATTAGTCGTATTCGCGATAGTCTCTTCATTCTGAAGCCGAATATCCGCCGTTGTTGCATCGGCGGAAGCCATATCTATACCATAGGCCCAGTCATCATCGGCTGAAGATCCACCAGCCCCGTATGACGATTCAATTCTCAGAGCCGTATCCGCGCCACCTCCTGCTGAGGAAGTATTACGAATA